CGGTAAGATCGCTGCGGGTCTTGGTGTCGCTGGGGGCGCTGCTTATGGCGTGAATAAGCTGGCAAACGCAGCCCGCGCTGCGGATAAAGGGCGGAAAGAAGCTTCTCTCGTTGCTGGTAACGCCAAACTTGCCGACCGGATGAAGTCTATCGCTGGTGGTGCAGAGAAGGAAGCAGCCAGCAATGCTGCCAAGCGGGAAATCTTTAACGCTTCCCAAGCAAAGATGAAGTCGGAAGCGGGTAAGGCAGCAGAAGAGCGGCTGACTGGCCTCGCCATGAACCCGCGACGGAAGAATATCGCGCTTACGGAAGCGGAAAAAGCCGCCGAGTTTCGCCACGGTGGGAAGATTAAGAAGATGGCCAATGGTGGTTCAGCTTCTTCTCGTGCCGACGGTATCGCTGCCAAGGGTAAAACCAAGTGTAAGGTGTACTGACTATGATGCCATCTCGCGGTATGGGTGCTGTTAACCCCAAAAAGCTGCCACGCACTATCAAGAAGCGAGATGGCAACTACCCTGTTGACGTGTATAAAGCGGGCGGGGGTGTGAACGCTGCCGGTAACTACACAAAGCCGACTATGCGTAAGTCGCTGTTCAACTCTATCAAGGCGCAGGCTACGCAAGGAACCGCAGCAGGGCAGTGGAGCGGGCGTAAAGCACAGTTGCTAGCCAAAAAATACAAAGCTCGTGGCGGCGGGTATCGAGACTAAAATGCTTAAATCCCCTCAGAAATCGCTCAAAGATTGGACTAACCAATCTTGGACAACAAAGTCGGGGAAACCTTCGTCTAAAACTGGGGAACGCTATCTCCCAGAAGCGGCTATCAAGTCCTTGACTCCCGCTGAGTATGCAGCAACAACCAAAGCTAAACGTGCGGGCAAGGCAGCGGGTAAACAGTTTGTAGCGCAACCCAAGCGCATCGCCAAGAAAACAGCGGGGTTTCGATGATGGTCAAGGTTAAGCCCAAAGCAACCAATAGCGTTGGTTCTGCTTCTTCTTCACTAAGGAAGGCAGGCTACTATGGCGAAGGCAAAACGAAGTCCGAACGTATAGCCATCATTAACAAGGTGACGACTAAGCCTCAACGAATGGACATAGTGGATAAGATGTTCTCGGCTAAGAAACCGGCGAGGGCTAAATAATGGCTACATCAGGCACAACAGCGTTTAATCTTGATCTAACCGAACTGGTTGAAGAGGCGTTTGAGCGTTGCGGCGCGGAACTCCGTACGGGCTATGACCTCAAGACTGCTAGGCGCAGTCTTAACCTCATGTTTGCTGAGTGGGCTAATCGCGGTATTAACCTATGGACTGTCGATACGGGCTCTATCCCGTTAACGCAGGGTACTGCGACATATCCTCTCCCAGCAGACACCGTAGACCTGATGGAGCATGTGATTCGTACGAGTCCGGGCAATGCCTCTACCCAAACCGACTTGTCCATTACTCGCATCTCTGTATCCACCTACGCTACGCTCCCCAACAAGCTGAGCCAAGCTCGCCCTATCCAAGTCTATATCGACCGACAGAGCCCTATTCCTACGGTCACTGTCTGGCCTATCCCAGACCAAAGTAACTACTACACGCTCGTGTATTGGCGGCTTCGTCGGATTCAGGATGCGGGCTCCGGTGTGAACACAATGGATGTGCCTTTCCGCTTTATCCCTTGCATGGTTGCTGGGTTGGCGTATTACCTTGCGGGTAAGTTGGCATCTGGTGCCGAGCGCCTTCCAGTCCTTAAAGCTCAGTACGACGAGGCTTGGGACCTAGCCGCTGCAGAAGATCGGGATAAGGCGGCTGTTCGGTTCGTCCCAAGGCCCATGTTCATAAACTGATATGGGCAATAGATACGCTTCAGGCAAGAATTCCATCGCGGAGTGCGACCGCTGTGGGCAACGCTTCAAGCTAAAAATACTGCGCAAAGAGATAATCAAGACTAAGAACTACAACCTCTTAGTTTGCACAGAGTGCTGGGACCCAGATCACCCGCAGCTTCAGTTGGGCATGTACCCCGTGGATGACCCGCAAGCTGTTCGGGAACCCCGCCCAGACCAGAGTTACTACCAGTCGGGGCTTACTAGCGGTAATTCGCTTGGTGAAGGTAGTCGAGTGTTTCAGTGGGGATGGAACCCTGTCGGGGGGTCTAGTGGTATTGCTGATGCTTTAACCCTAAACTACTTGGTCGCACAGGGAATTGTTGGTACAGTCACCGTAGTGGTAACGTAAGGAGGCCGTATGGCTAAGGATATGAAAGCCGCGCTTAAGGCGCACATGATGAAGGGCAAGAACGCCCATCCCGATAGTGCTGCTAAAGGCATGAAGAAGGGTGGCCCTACGTCCGAAGACCGTATGCGGATGGGCAAGAATCTGTCCCGCGCAGCTAACCAAAAGACGGGTTGAATCATGGCTAAGTACAGTCAAAAACAAGGCGGTAAAGAGGTGGGGCCAGCTAGCGTTTACGCAGAACCCCATACCATGCAAGGCAAGAAAGTCGGGATCAACGACTACGGCAAAGTGCCAAAGATGCCTCGCAAGGAAAACTGGGTGCCACTCGCAGGCGTTTCTATTGGCAACAATGGCGATGTCAAGACCGACGGTATCAAAGTCCGTGGGACTGGCTGCGCAACCAAGGGCCTGATGGCTAGGGGCCCGATGGCATGAACTATACGGAGCTTGTAAATGCGATAACCTCCTACACGGAGAACCAATTTGCCACTACGGACCTTAACACGTTCATCACTCAGGCAGAGCAGCGCATTTACAACACTGTTCAGTTCCCGTCATTGCGTAGGAACGTTACAGGCGTTATGACTGCAGGCAACCAATACCTGCTTTGCCCCACTGACTTCCTTTCGGCGTACTCGATGGCGGTCTACCCAGCGGTAGGGGGAGACTATACGTACTTACTGAACAAGGACGTCAACTTCCTTCGTGAGGCGTACCCCAACCCAGCCTCTACCGGCGTCCCTAAGTATTACGCGCTGTTTGGGCCTAGCAGCACATTGCCGAATGAGTTGACTTTTATTTTGGGCCCCACTCCCAATGCGGGCTACAACGTAGAGTTGCATTACTTTTACTACCCAGAGTCGATCACTGTAGCTGCTAGCGGTACAACTTGGCTCGGCGATAACTTTGATACTGTCCTGCTGTATGGGTCGCTTGTTGAAGCCTATACCTTCATGAAGGGCGAGCAGGATATGATGGTCTTGTACGAGGGTAAGTATAAAGAGGCACTCTCGCTGGCCAAACGTCTGGGCGATGGGCTTGAGAGAGGCGACTCGTACCGAGACGGCCAAGTAAAGATTAAGGTCACATGATTCGGTATACTCGCCAAGAAGCCAAGCAGTTGGGGCTCCCAACCTGCTATGGCGCAGCTTGCGATAAACACCCTGAGTTTGAGGGTATTCGGCGTGTATCCGGTGCGTGTGTGGAATGCTCGCGGCAACAAACTCGTAAATATCGAGCAGCCGATCCTGAAAGAACCCGAGCGCACCGCGCAAAGAACTATGCCAAAACGGCGGAACAACGCAGGCAAGACCCCGGTAAACACGCGGCGAAGCTTGCAGCAGATCGTGCTTATAGAGCAGCCAACCCAGACAAGGTGGCGTCTATGAAGCAAGCGTGGGCAGCAAAAAACCCCGGAGCCACATCTGCCGCTGCTAGGTTTCGTAAGCATGCAAAAAAGCAGCGGACACCCAAGTGGCTGACTAAAGATGATTTGTGGATGATGCGCGAAGCATATGCGTTGGCGGCGTTAAGAACTAAAATGCTGGGTATTGTGTATGAAGTAGACCACATAATCCCACTTCAGGGAGACCTCGTTTCTGGGCTACACGTACCGCTTAACTTGCAAGTTATCCCACAAAAGTTGAACCGAGCAAAGTGGAACCATTTTCAGGTCACTTGATATGCCGATTGTCCAAACAATGACCACCAGCTTCAAGGTGGAGCTTCCCCAAGCGGTTCACAATCTGCTGACGGACTCCATCAAGATAGCGCTATACACCGCCTCGGCTACGCTTAACGCTGACACGACAATCTATACGTCCAGTGGGGAAGTAGTAGCGTCTGGGTATATAGCCGGGGGCGTTGTGTTGACTGGGGTGACTATCAACTCTGCGGACAATAGTGCGTATATCAGCTTCAACAATCCTAGCTGGGCAGCGGCGCTAACTGCACGCGGTGCGCTGATCTACAACGCCTCTAAGGGCGACAAGTCCGTAGCCGCCCTTGATTTTGGTGCGGACAAGACTTCTGCGATCACGTTTACT